GGTAGCTACGTTCGTGGCTTCTGGCTAGCTCTACGTAACGCACGTGCGCTATCTAGTCAAACAGTCCGCGACGCTTAAGCTGGAAGACGAGCGCCTCCTCGTAGAACTTAGGTATCTTATCCTCCGTCTTACGTACCGCTGGAGCTAGCCACGGGTTACGCGGGATCACTACGCTATCTCTCGTAAGGTCATGCACCATCTTGATCTTAGGGCGTCTCGCGCCGCCGATCACCTTGAAGATACCCTTACTCCTCCCAAGGTCCAGGAACACGTACTTACGCCCGCTCTTCGCCGCCTCTTTGATTGCTATTAGATTCTGCTGCCGTTTCGTACCACCACGCTTACGTCGTCGCTGCAGCTGTATATTGGCCATCTTGTTAGCCTTACGCGGTAGGCGCGTACGCGGTTGCTCGCCCTGCTGCCCTGCTGAGTAGCCCGTAGCTATCGATACGCCCTCTTTTCCCCGCTTCGCTTTAATAGCGCCGAACTCCTGGTCCGCCATGTACTCAGCGGAAGACCCGACGAGAGCCCGCTGCCGTGAGACCTGCAGCGTACGCGTCTGGCCCACCTGTACACTCTGCACCGTGAAACGATTACGGAGCACCATATCATCCCGCACACCTTCGCGGGCGTTACGCTGTGCATCAAACGCCGCACGATTAACAGTAGTCTTTGTAGCGAACGGGTACGCCCGCTTAGCGAACACCTTAAGATCCCGCTCGTACTTCTTAACGTTGCTTGCATCCACACTAAACATCGGTCCGCCCTCCTGTTTAGCCTAATGATACCACACAGGTGCCGATACCCCGCATACCCCTCGATTACCCAGCGGTACGGGGTGTCTTGAAACCCCCTAAAATAGGGCTCTACACCACCCTATACCCCGTATACCCCGTACTTCTCTATATTAGAGTAATAGAGAATGTATACATATATAGGGTATACAGTTACCCCCGTGGGTGCCACGGGTAGTCTGGGAGAAATAGCGGCTGGTACGGGGTGCGGGGTACGACCCGCCACAGACCCCTGAAATAGGGGGTTTCAAGGCACCCCGTACAGTTTTGAAAATGCGGGGTATTTTACCCGTTTTACTTCCTATTGTAAGCGATTGGTAACCGCAAGTAGCTATAAACACTACTTCTAACTGCAAATTGCTACTAACACGAAGTAATTAAGCTGTAATTAATGTCTACTTGTCTACAATTTGGGATATACAGAGAGTTGGAGTGCGCTACGGCTGACGCTCCCAGATTACTAAAAAGGAGCTAAAATGCTAAAGTTTGAAGGGTATGCCCAAGTGGAAGATAAGAGGACCGAGGACTTTGGCGAGAAATGGTTTACTGTAAAAGCGGTTAGCGAGGCTAAGGCGAAGTCTAAAATCAGAAAGCGTTACTTGAAGCGTAAAAACCTTAAAGTGCATAACGTTGTACTTGAATATGTAGAGGTGGTGTGATATGGGAGAAAATACAAGAGCAATAGCGCAGCGGGCATTAGCCAGGCGCATACTTACGGGGGGGTGCGTAATGCCTGATAACAGAATGACTATAAAGGTGGAGCGGGAGACCTATAAAAAGCTCCAGCTGATCAAGATGGGCGACGAAAAGCTCCGGAATATGACGGACGTGATCGAGAAACTGATCGCGGACAGTGAGGGGGTGTCCCATGCCAGTAAAGCCTAAACTACCACTGGCGAGTGCCTGCCGCTACGATGAGTTCCGCGCCGCCCGTTTCGATAAGTATTACGGTAAGGGTGACGCGCAGGTTAAGATAGACGTAAAAGCGCAGCGTGTGTACCTCAAAGACGGCGCACAGTGCTATACTGAGATCTTCGGATCGCGGGAGCGCGCGGTAGGTGCATACGTACGCCTGTGCGGTTACGTTAAGAACGGGAGGGCCGAATAGTGAACACGATAGAGATAGCTTTGGCAGTAGCCGCGCTCGCAGTCTGCGGCGTGATCTACCTCATAGCGAAAATGGAGGCTTAGTATGATAGAGGGATGTGATATAGTGAAACAGTTTGAAGCCTGGGACGAGCGCCGCGGGGCGTACGTTGTGGCGGCTATGTACACGTGCGACGACGGCAGTAACCGTATCGTACCGGAGACCACGCGCTACACGTTCGACGAGGACGGCCGTATCGTGTGGATCATACCTATGGAGGAGAAGCACAATGACTAAAGAAGCATACAAGAGTTATAAAAAGAAATGTAAAGAGCTCAACATTAAACCGTCGAAACGTAAAGATCTGGAACGTGACCCGATGAAAGACTCCACGCGCTTCGACGAGGAGCCGCCGTTACGTATCGCCAGCCCAGCGCGGCCACGCAGCCGTACCAAACAGGAGATCAAGTTCTACGACGCGCCTATGGACCGCCGCTTCCGCGTAACTAAAGCGTGGCTGCTGAGGTTCGTAGAGAAGATAGCAGGGGTGGCGCTCGATCCGGCGGACGTTAGCGAGGAGTTCGCAAACGCCCACAGTGAGAAACGCTACGATATGAGCAAGGCGGCTATTTTGTCCCTCGCTGAGAACGCTGGGGGTGTGGGATGTGGACGGTAGTAATAGCCTGTGCACTGTATGTTGCCACGGTTGTGTATCTACTACAGCGCGAACGTCGTATCGTACGTGAAGAGGTAGAGTACGCTAAAAGAGCTGGGTTTTTCGTAGGATTTAATAAAGGGTACGCGTGCCGTGCCAGAGGTCCGCAGGCGCGTGCATGTATGGATGAAGAGCTCGCAAACGCTACCGCCGAGGGGCGTTTATAAAGTGAAAGGGTAAGGGATGAGACATCAAGATATTAAATTAAATACAATTCATAAATTAACAGGTAATCCATATGTAATTAGACCATTAAAGGTATTATTGCCAAAACAAGATGAAAATACAAATAATTACATAGTCGTGAAATGTGAGCATATAGGTACTTTTTGTTCTGACTATACGGGTGTATCTGGTCGTATTCGTTACTTTAGACCAAGAGACATAGAAAAGATTACTTGATGAGTAAGATAGATTTATATAAAGGTAAAGACTTTTCAATAAAATGTGCTTTTTCTGTTCCGTACAAGAGCGTTTCAAATAAAAAGTATCTTGTTGATATGGAAAGTGGACTAATTGCTTTATACTCTTGCACTACTTCAGGATACTATGGTGGAACAGGACAGCATGACTGGAATTTTAAATTTATTAGATATGTTAATAGTAGCGAAATAGAAGAAAATACCATGGCTTCTGTTGACCCTCGCAAGAATTATCAGCAAAAAGTTTATACCTTAAAAGATACAGTATCGTTAAGAAGCAGAAAGGTTTACGCATGAGATGGATTGTGTTAGCTTTGATACCATTGTCAACGGTGGCTTTCTTATTGTTAGCACTGGAGTACGTACCAGTATGGACGTATAAAGCTTTTTATGAGCCTCTTGTTATTGAGACGATTGAGAACTATGAAGAGAAGAGGTGATGAGATGAAGCAGATACTATTAAGAATAGCTATAGCACTATTGGCGATTATAGTATGGCCCATCGGTGCAGTCATCGCTATTTTTATTTTCTTAATCGTTCCCGCAATATGGATAGGTAGCGGCGGCAGTGCATCTGATATGTACGATAAAGCAATAAGCAAGCTAGAGAACACAATAATGGCTATTTTTGAGCCGTTGACAAGGAGACTAAAATGACAACAATATGGTTAGCAGTGGATGAGGATGGAGATGAGTATGTTTACGAACAAGCGCCGAGAAGAAGAGAGTGGGTCTGGTTCTCAGAGGGAGAATGGTGTTGTGTCCCTAAAGGCACAATCAAAAAACTCATAGGCCGTGACCTAACTTGGCAAGACGAGCCAGTCGAATACAGCGGGGAGGAAGAGTGATGAATATTACTTACAGAAAAAATATAACACTTGAATCAAAATGCGAAGATCAAGAGTCGATAAATAATAAGCGGTCAAAGGGCCATTTAATACGCATAGAAAACTATCCATTAGAAGATAAAGGCATGAATGTAATGATGACATTGCCAAACGGAACTAAGTATTATTTTGATGCCGAATCTATGCTTACAATGTGTGAAAAAATTCTCAAGCTTGAGAAAGTATAGCATTACCGCCTACGACAAAAACGGCAACGCAATAGCCCAAGCCGTCACCATCCTGATAAACGGGAAAACCTACACCGACACCGAACTACGGGAGATCGTGAAGAAGCATGAAAAGGGGAACAAATGAAGCCGGAAATACCAATATATATGACGAAGGACAAAGACGGGAAAATTACAGCATACGGAAGCCTGATAGATATGTTCGGGGTGCCGCACATAGTAGACGTTCAGGCATCAGAGGATGGCACGGCAAAGCTGAACTTTCATGAAGTAACAGAAGATGAAACGCTACTTGTACATTTTAATGGGATGGCAGACGATAACTGTGAGCCAGTGTTTACAGAATTGCGACTGACGGAGATCGTGAAAGCGCATGAAGCCAAGCAAGCAAAAACGCACTGAGTTGCGCCTACGGGCCTACGCTATCCAGCACGACACGTTCGAAGCCCGGGAAGTGTATCGGCTATGGTGCGAGATGAACGGCGTGAAGCCGATTAAAAGATAACCCGCTAACGTCTGCGTATATTTAAGCTTTCTTTTATGTTTATGACGTTACAATATGACATAACAAAAGAAAAAGGATGAGAGATGAGCAGCCAGAAATACTTTAACACAGTGTCGAGATTCGATGAGCTTGTAGTAGGAAATAAGCAAGCACGAAGGCTATGGCAAATGATATGCGTTAGGGCTGAAAAAGATAGAGGCTTTAAGGAAAACCTGAGCTTATATCTTTTTTCAAAAAAATACAGTACGGTATTTTTCAGAGATACTGTTTGTCTCCCTTTTAGAAAAAAATTTGACAGTGAAAATGATTGGTTCAATGCTGTTGCATTTATTGATTCAGCGTCGTTGCGAGTATAGGATATGAAACAAGCAACACACCAACAACTAGCCGACTACCTAACCGAGAAGGAGGGAACACCAGTATCACCACGAACGGTCGAGCGGTGGCCGAAAGAGCGCGTGCGGCTAATGAAAACCAGTGTACGGCTGGCTGAATACTTGAAAGCGAAGGATGAAAAATGGGTAACGAATATTTAACACCGGAAGAATTCCCGCCACGTGAGGATCTTGAGTGGATCAAGGTCGAGGCACCTGACTACATCCAGACGGAACTGGTAAACCACCTTAGTTGTACCGTAGAGTTTGGTAAAAAACAACCGAATGAGTTAGTTAGGGCACAAGGTGTAAGTCAGAGGCTGTATGAGAAAGCCAAAGAGATCTTTGAAAACTCAAAAGACTTCAAAGTCACATGGGGACTAAAGAAACCAACAGACCCTCACGCTCACCTAAAGAAACAAAAAGAAGAGCTTGAAGCACTTGGGTATGTGGTAAAAATATTTTGGGGAGCTAGAGCTTACGATGAAGTTAAAGAGGTTTGCAGCTTTGATAAACTCAAAGGACATTACACCCTCAAAGTCTATAAACTGGATTGGGATAAAGTGCTTGCATGGTCTTATGCTAATGGGGAGTTTGTTATTGTAGAAGTGTGTGACCGGAATGGGAGATGGCACACGACGGACGTGGCAGGGCACCTATATCGCTTATGTGGGTACTCAATACATAACAACGGAAAAGATAAAAAATTTCACACTTATTCTTTATCTTGTTTTCCGTTTGACGATTGCCCCCCTTCCAGAAGGAACAACCCCAAAAGACGAATGGCTAACGGAACTCACAGCCAAAGAGATAGAGGAGACTCTGTCATGAACGAGCACAACTACACAGCACTAACTACTTTCCGTGGTTGGTCGGAAGAAACGAAAGAATGGTTCTACGGTTCTTTAGTAATTCTAACTTTTAATGGAGTTAAAGAGTATTACATTTATGACGAAAAGGGGGAGCGTAAAAAAGCCCACCCAGACAGCATAGGAATTTACACAGGTAAAGATGATAAAGACGGTACGCCTATTTTCTGCGGTGTTGCTGGGGCCGAGTTTGGTGGGGATAATGTTTACGCGGGTAGTGTGCGTAAGGAGTTTTATGTAAAGTGGAATGAAGATACACTTACTTTCTACATTTACTATTTTGCGGGTGTGCAATGCACGCTAGGTAGCGAGGCTTATGTAGAAGTCATATCAACCCAATGGGAAGAACACCTAAAGGCCAACCAATGAAACGACTACTTACAAACTGCTGGTTCAAGGCTCCAATCGCGCGTGACAACTTCTATAAATGGCTCATACGCTACGAAACACGTATCATGCGAGCCGTGGCACTCCTGACATGCTTAGGGGCGTTTATAACTCCAGCGTCTCGTACTTGCGAGCGCGGATAATCTCTCTTAATTGGTCCCAGTCGGGCCTATTCCAAAACTGATAACCCAAATACACTAAAGTGCCGGGCTCTCGCCCGTTAAGCGCCCCACCCTGGCCGATATCTACTATACGTATCGCTACGCCACGTATATGCAGGCAGCGGCCTTTACCGTCAACCGGCGTGGCGCCCATCTCCCGTAACTGCGCGGCGGCCACACTCGCGCTCTTAGCTACTATGAATCTCATCTGGAAACACGCTCCCGCACTCTTCCGCGCAGTCCTCATAATTAAGGTCCACAAACGGGTCGAAATCCCCGTTAGCCATATTTATTATATCCGCTGTGGATCGCGTCTCTCTAAAGAATACGCGGCGTTCGCATATATCCGCGTTTGTAGTTATGTGGCCGTATTTAGCCTCCATAAATAGAGGGAACTCCATGATCTCGGGGTGGTCGGCAGTAATAGTTAACAGTTTACGTAAGGACTTTTTCCAGCACCATGTACAGTTACCTAAATGCTCGGGGAGGTCCAATTTAAACGGTTGTTTACCCCACCACTCCAGCACGTCCTCTTTAGTGACGCTCACTAGGTCTACTAAGGGGTACAGTTTGCCGTTTCCGCGTTTTATACGTTTGGGTTCGTCTGCGCGGATACCGAGCGCAAACGTGGCACCCTTTAACCCTTGGGACTCCGCCCACGCCCGCATAGGGTGTATTTTTAATTCTCTGGTACAATGCGGGTATGTTTTATTAGGGATACCGTATTTAGAGATCATATCTTCGAACACCCGCCCCCTGCGATCCGCCGTTTTAAAATCGACTATGCGACACCCGGAGGCTTTTCTAACACCGTGGCGCACTACAGCCTCCACCCACGTTAGATTTAGCCCGAAAGCTTTATCGCACTGGTCGACGAATTTAAGCGTATTTTCATGCTCCTGCCCCGTATTCGCGTAAACGAAGTGTAAGTTAAATACATGCGACATATTATCTATAAGCCATTTGCACATAAATCCGCTCGTAGCCCCACCACTGAAAGATACGATTATATCTTTCATTTTCCGGTACCGTATTTACAGTTAGAGCACCACAGGCGCCCAGCGGAAGAACACGTAGCGGGGCCGCCACATCGAGGGCAAGTGCACGTAACGCTAGGCATTAAACACCTCCGCTGCTTGACCCGTGGACGTTACGCCCGCCCCCTGATCGTCCTGGTACGTCTTAGCGACGTCCGCCGGGGATGCTATATTAGCGTTTACATGCCCGACCTTTATAAACAGTCTCGGCTTTTTGTTCTCGTCCATAGGGATAGGATTATTAACGCGCCCGTCCCGCAACGCCGGGTGCCAGTCGTACCCGAGCGACTGTAGCAGCTCACGGCGTTTATTGTGTGCTATCGATCGTGCCATACGCATACCGTCCAGTAGTCTCTCTACCGCCACGGAGGACACCCAACCGTTAGCGAAGCCCGGGCGACCTTCGGCGATAGCTTCCAGGATCTCCTGCTCAACGCCGCCGAGGGAAGCCTGCACAGCGTCTTTAGTGCTACTCGTTACCGGCGCCTCCTGGCACGCTCCCGCCGGGTTGAACTCTTCGCACAGCTCGTACGTCTTAAGGTAGTGGTTAACAACTTTAAATCCGTAGTTCTCGCCCATTGACGCGTACTCTCCCCGGCCGTTAAGCCAGTCGTATAGGTCCGGGAAGTATCTACCACCCATACCGTCACGTACCCTATCCGCTTTACTCTGCTGCGCGGTAAAGAAAACACAGTAACGGCGCCCGTCTATCGTGATCGGGACGCCCTCTTTATGATTCGTACACATGATGCCATTCGCGCGGTTATCACCCATTATCTGGTCAACGCCTTTAGACTCTATCGGTAGTCGGTCGTTCGTAACCGTGGTCTTAAATGCCTCTAGGAAGTCGCGGCGGTTAGCCACGTATACCTCCTCCATGCCTACGAAAAGTCTACCGCGTATCCAGCCGTTAAACTTATTTCCACTCTTGGAGATCTCGTCCACATTGGGGCAGTGCGTGTATCTGGAGCCTACCGCGTACGTTATAGCGCTCACTATTGCGGTCTTACCGTTCCCCTCCGTTCCCTGCAGCACAGGCCACCACTGGAATTTACGCCCCGGATTCTGGACGAGCGCGGCGATGTACGTTAACAGTATGCGGCGGTCTCTCTCGTCGGGGAGTAGTTTAGAGATAAGCCCCGTAAACTTGGACGGATCGCCGGCTATGGCGGGGGTGTTAATAGGTAGATAGGTATTCACCAGGGAGAAGCCGTCCTCCCCCAGTACCTCCCCGAAACCGTGCTCCGGTCTAAAGCACGTAGACTCGGCCTTCGGGTAACGTAGGATCTGCGACTCTGTAAACGCCTCCCACGCTTTGCGCGTGGTCTTATCGCCGCTATCGTCCAGCTGAAAGCTATACCCGCCGTACGTAGCGTTAAACTGCTCCGTTTTAAGCATGGTACCTCTGGGGGTAAGCACGCGGTGTACATCCTGCACATACATGCACCCCTTAAAATGCTCTACCTGCTGAGTAGCGCCGAGGTACTGAAAGCCGGCGACGACCTGGGGGCCTGCGACAGGGCACCCGAGCGGATCGGCTGCGGACTCTACGGGGGTGATCATAGCGCCGAGCTCTTCGGGGGTCTTGTCTTTATTGTCTATCCAGAACTTAGCGGACTGAACTTTCGCGAGCTGGAGGGATAGCGCCTCGTTAGCTTTACACTCCGACAGCTTAAGCGCACGGACGTTATCAGCATATTTTACCTGCGCGTCCGACCCTCTCAGTTTGCACGCGCCCACGCTATCCGCAGCGGCCGTATCGGCCGGAGCCGTAGAGTATACCTCTTTCTGCATAGATACCGCTTTCAGGATCGTGCGCTCCAGATAGTCCTCCCGGTCCCATTTATCACGCACGAGCCCGGAGCGTTTCATAATACGGAGCATACGCTCGCAGTTCTTACCCGTCCAGAACGCTAAATGTTGAGCGAAAGCCGCATCTACAGAGCTACGGTCGTACGGGTTACGCCCCTGGTCGTCTATATACACCCCCTCGAACGCGTCCTCGTTGCACTCCCATAGATCCTGAAATGAAACGCTTTTATTAAATACTGAGGCCGCACTCTTGCGTGCGAGGGCGCGGGAGATAAGCTCGTCATCGTCCTCCGGGCCGGTATACCCGTTTACGGGCTCCGCAGTCCACTCCACCGTGTGGTCGCTGTCTATTTTAAGCCAGTGGCCCGTTACGTAATCGAGTTGGGACTGATCCACTGCGTGCCCGGCGGACCCGAGCGCTGAGAAGCCCGTCAACGCGACGAAACGGAGCTCCGTATACAGGTCGAATAAGTCAGACGTACTTTTTGTTAGGGGGTCTACCGCCTTTTTTCGTCTGCCAGACGAGGGCGTAGTGGGGGTCCCGACGCCGATTATATGCAACCCGCGCCCGGACTGCGACACCTCTACCGCGGCACCTTGAAATCTCCCCATGAGTTCCATAGCTATGGGGGACCACTCGCCGCTCGGTAGCAAACAATTATCTATGTCGAAGAAAAAGAAAGGGTCATCCGCCGTGAACACGAACCCCACCCCGTAGCTGTCCCCGTATGCTGTCGCAATGCTGCAAGCCTCATCAGCCGATAGCCACGCGCCTGGGTCGTGCGCATCAGCTACCGACGCGGTACGGTGGTCTATCGGCTGTTTTACGAGTTTCCCGTCCCGTACCGAGGTGGTCCACAATACGAATTGATCGAACGCCGCGAGCGGGCGTAACGCTTCTGGTAGCGTAGTCATACTACAACTCGTTAGCGAGTGCTGCTACAGCTTTAATCTTCAAGTCCTGCGGAGCTTTCTTAGCGTGGTCGTCACCGTTAGCGAGGCCCTGCGCTATTACCTCGAGTATCTCCTGGGATACAGCCGCACGCATAACGGCGCGGCGTAACTGCGGCATAGTACCGAAGTAATGCGTAATCAGACCGAGAGACACGCCGGCATTATCCGCTACGTCCTCCCGCGTGATCTTGGCGTACCCGTGCTCTTTGGCGACTTCGAGCGCCGCGCGGATAATCGCTTTAGTACGTAGTTTAGGGCTTACGCGTTTCTTACTTGTCTTAAAGATCGCGTCCCCGCCCTCGAGCTTATCAATAAAATCCGTAAAGGTACACCCCATTACATACGGGAACGATCCGTCCGGTACGCCAGCACGTTCGCAGAGGCCCTTACGAGTCATATTTATAATACCGATCTCAGCGATAAGCTCGCTCGCTGCACGTTCTATTGATGTTTTCTTATCCATAATGATTATCCTTATTTTGAGTATTATACGCTGTGTTGTCTTAAAAGTCAATATCTAGCGGTGGTGCAGCCAGTTATAGAACCGGCGGAGCGCGTAACTACGGGCGTACGACCACACAAAAAATAGCACGCTGGATATCGTGGCTACCTGCCCCTGCGGGAGATGGTCGAACAGCGGAAACGCCAGGTATACGATAAGCCAGCCGCCCATAACGCCTATAATCTGGTTAGTAGCTATCTCAGTATGGGACTGCTTACGTGTCTGCATCTATTACCCTCCCGCACGCGATCCCGTAATACTTCGCACCCAACTCTATACCTATGAACTTACGCCCGAGGTTACACGCGGCCACGCCAGTAGTGCCGGAGCCCATAGTGAAGTCTAAAACTAACTCATCTTCATTTGTGTATGTCTTTATTAGATACTCCATAAGGGCTACTGGTTTTTGAGTTGGGTGAAATCTAGCACTTTCTTTTTTATATTCCAAGATATTATTCGGGTAGTTTGTATACTCTTGAACATAGTCCTTTTGAACTGCTTTTGAGCTCCTATGTGCTCTTCCGTTTAACCTTGTTGCTTTGCAAATTTTCTTTTCTTTTAATTTTATAAGCCCTTGTGGGTAGTATGACATTCTTAATTTTGCGTTTTTTGAGTTTCCTCCATTTGAAAATACAGATACGTTTTCGTGCATTCCAAGTGGTCGATATGGAGCTTGTGCGAAATTTGAACTTCTATTGTGAATCCATATATGATCATATTTAAACATACTAATGTTACTCATTCTCAAAGCACTACTAAAAGGCTCACTACCAAAGAGAACTATCGCCCCGTTAGGTTTTATAAGCCTATCCAGCCTCCGCCACATCTTATCAAAGTCTATAACGTTATCCCACTTACAGGCGGTCGTACCGTACGGCGGATCGCAGATAATAGCGCCCACCACTACGCCCTCCGCTATAAGCTCATCCATAACCTCTAAACAATCCCCGAACATAAGCCGCGCGTTTTCCGTGTTAATATCCATTATATCGTCCCCTCTCCGTTTGCGAAGCACGCGTCGCCGCCCATCGACACAACGAGCTCCATAAAGCGCAGCTGCGCCACTTCTCGGGCCGTTCCGCTGTACGACCACGCCCCCGGTTTAATCTCCCGTGCCATAAACTGCCCCAGAACGCTACCGACGTGATACGGCTGTATAAGTAACGGCCGGATACCTATAAGATCACTCGATTTAATGTGATCATTCATCTGCTTAGAGTCGTTCGCCAGACCGTAGCGCACAGGCACCCCCCGCTCGTCGTACAGCACTCCGACGTTATTACGTAAGAGCCGGCACCCTTTAGCGCTCGCTTCGAGACGTACGCGGGTCTGGACTGCCGCTTCGCTCTCGCCGTCCTGCGGTGACGGGTCGGTATTGACCGCTCCGAAGATAGCGCGTAGTTCATGCACCGCCGCGTAGGGTATCGCGTGCTTAATCGCCCATTGTTCGAGTGTCATTTTAGTGCTCCATACTCGCAGGGGCCTTGATACGGTAGGGACGGATCAAAATACCCATACGCCCAGTACCCGACTACCCTATTAAAGCGGCCACGGTATTCTATTTCGGTTACTATCCAGTCTATGCGGTCGATATTGCGGGAGGTTATTTTCCCGAACAGTACCCACTGCCAAAACTTACATAGCCTATATTTTATCGCCCACTGTTTGAATGTCATTTTAGTGCTCCTCCAGAGTTTATAAGTATTTCGATAACTATCATTAGGCATATAAAGACCAGTAAGATATCAAGAAAAGTTCTCATTTTAGCAACTCCAGCGCTACACGTAGTCCGACCCACTGTATAACGGGTACGGCTTTCGAGTTACCGATAGCTTTATACCGCGGACCGTCGGGACAATCTTCTACAGCCTTACCGCGCCACGGGATTAACGTATGGTTATCCGGAAAGCCCTGTAGACGTTCGCACTCGGTAGGCGTTAAGCGGCGGACGGCTCCCTCGCGTAACACGCCGGGGGCTTTCTCGTCGGAGGTCAATGTCGGGGAGCAGTTTTCCATAAGACCAGTGCTCCCGGCTTTTGCGCCTGCTTGGTATCTAAAAGCGACCGAAACAGCGTGTTTATCAGAACTTGTAAGCGTAGGCGCGTACTCCTCGTAAATACCCGGTCCCTGAGGGCCATTACCTTCTTTCCTACATATCACCGCCCCAGAGATAGCATGACAGACTAGGGCCCCCACGTTTCGCTCATCCGTTTTCCAGCCCCCCGCCAGTAAAGTTGAACATATCTCGTCTTCTACAACCCCAGTAGCTTCGTTTTGCCAACGGTACACCACAGTGCCACCTCCAGCGCCCCGGGCAGCTTCTTCCCGCGTTTCTCGGCTCGGCGGAGTATCCCGGCGCACGCCTTCGCGCTCAAAAAGTACCTCTGCGGGATCGAACCCGTCTCTAGCACTTGCGACAACAAACACACGGCGGCGGCGTTGGGCCACTCCGAAATATTGGGCATCGAGGACTCTCCACGCGATTGTTCTTTTGGGTCCAGACAAGTAACCTGCATTTGACCATTTTGCCACGTGGGTGTTAGATTTTGCATTCCATCTCCAATACTTATTATTTTTACCGTTCTCCGGCTTTTCTCCCGGCTCCGCCGCGCAGTCCGCCCCAGCGAGAGCACCTAAAAAACATCCGAAAGCGTTATCCACGCTGCTGAGTACGCCCGGTACGTTCTCCCACACGATAACGCACTCGTCGCCCTCTCCGCGTTGCTTGTCTACCGCGTCCGCCAGCTCGACGTACCGCATAGTAAGCAGCCCTCTCTCGTCTTCGAGCCCTTTACGAAGCCCTGCGATACTGAACGCTTGACACGGCGTACCACCCACCAGAATAGGCGGGGCTTCCACAAGGCCGGAGGATACAAGGTAGGGGAGGGTGGTCATGTCCCCGAGGTTAGCCACATGTGGCCAGTGGTGAGCGAGCACGGCGGAGGGGAACTTCTCGATCTCGCTAAACCACGCCGCGCTCATTCCCAGCGGTTCCCACGCTACCGAAGCGGACTCTATGCCGCTACATACCGATCCATATCTAAGCATCACTCGGCACCCACGTTAAAGTGAGCCGCCAGTCTACGCGCGTACGACGCGTTAGACTCCAGCCCGCAGTAGTTACGTTTAATACCCATAAGGGCGCCTATCCGGTTAAGTCGTCGGTAGTATCTGATCATCTACTCATCTCCTCTATATGTTGATTTACGGCTACTGTAAGCGTGGCCGCTTCGCTCTCCCCGAGTGCCTGAGCGCTGAGTACGTCTACGCCGAATTTAAAATAGAACCTGCGCCACCCCTCGCTATCGGAGCGACCGGCCGCGCGTTGGTACCCACCCCAGAGTGCCAGTGCTTCGCGTAATGTCTGCTGTGCCCCCTGGCGCTTAGCGTGACGTTTAACGTGGGCGAGCTGGCCTATCTGTGGCATACGTTTAGCTATCGCTTCCATACGCGCGTCCTCCAGGGTAGCGTCCACTTTCTCCACCTCGCCGCGCATACGTGCCAGCGTCTCCGCGTCAAGCTCTACGAGATCACCGTCTACGAACTCAGGACCGGAGCGAATGACCGGCACCGGTTTAAATCCACAGAATGGGCAGCTAGGATACACACGCTCATAAACCCCGGTGCATTGTGGGCACGCCTTGACGGGGATAACATCGTCCGCGGGCCGGCTGCTGCGTTTCTCTCTACGGTCCAGCGACCAGCGGCGGGGCGCGTCCGGGAGCCCGTGACGTACCACGTTACCTACGTGATCGATGATTATAGCGAGCGTCTTACCCTCGAGTATGCGTAAAGCACGCCCGAACTGCTGGCAGTAGAGGCTGTACGACTGTGTAGGCCGTGCCATACTCACCACCTCGATAGCGGGAAGGTCGAACCCTTCGCCGAAGAGGTCCACGTTAACGAGCTGCAGTAGCTCCCGGTTTTTAAACCTACGGAGGATGGCGATACGCTCAGCGTCGGGGGTCTTAGCACTTACCACCTCAGCCGGGACGCCGCTGGCGTTGAATTGGGCGGCGATGTCCGTGGCGGTCTGTACATCTGTGGCGAACGTAACGCCGAGCTTACCGCGCGCTATCTTAAGGTAGTGCTCTACGACGTCACCGACCACATGGGATTTACGTACGGCTTTTACCATCTGATCGCGGTTATAGTCCCCCGTGGCCGCGCTTATCTTAATGCCCCCCACGTCTATGTCAGACGGCGGCGCGTATACTTTATACTCCGTAAGGTAGCCCATATTAATAAGGTCGCGCATCGACGGCCCCTCGATCATCACATCAAATAGCCCGTCCGCGTGCCGCCCGAGGCCCTTACCATCCGCCCGCTCCGGCGTGGCCGTAACGCCGAGGCCCTTAGCGTTAGGAAACATCCCCGCGGCAGTGCCCCACTTATTACCTACAAGCACGTGGTGGGCCTCATCCTGCACCCACAGGGTGACGGAGTTTAGCCAGTGCTGTAGCTCGGATTTACGCTTAACCAGAGTATCTACCCCCGCCACGCCGCAGGAGGCGGACGGATCGTAATACGAGCGCCCCACTTCCGACATATGGAGATTAACGCACAGCTTAACTACGGATTTAGGGCCTATAATACGGTGACGTACGCCATCACGTGCCAGCGCTAGGCTTATCTGCGATACGAGCTCCTGGCGGTGAGCGATCGCGCAGCTGGACCCCGTGTGTTCTTTAAGTATATCCGAGAAAAGTACCGTTTTGCCGGCACCCGTTGGGAGCACCATAAGCGCGTTAAGCGAAGTGGCCCACGCGGTATAAATCCCCGCTTTAGCTTCGGTTTGGTAAGGTCTTAACTGCACACGCCACCCACTGCGCACAGTTCGCGTCTATTAATCTCCTCTTTAGCTCGCTTAAGCCCCTTTTCTCCCTTATAGCCGATCTGAGCGCAGCGGGTAGCGTGTGTAAGCCCAGTGCTATAAACCTCGAATCCGTTTTTAACGGCTATAACATAATGAAAAGGTGTTTCGTATAATATATCATCTTCGCGCATAGTAAATTCCTTTTTCCAGCATTGTACTACATATTACCTAAAGTGTCAATAGTGCGTATAAATTTGTATTTGCTATTGACATTAGTAACAATATAGCGTATAATTCGTCCTGTAACCCAAAAATTTAAGGAGTAACAAAATGAATCAAGTAACATTAACGATCCCCTACGAGCACGCAGCGCTACACCGCGCGGCGGTAATGCTTAACGGTATGGCGGTCGATCTTGTAGAGGCGAAGGCTGGTAGCGGGTTTAGAACACCCGACGAAGCTATGGCGGATCAGTTGTATACTGAGCCCGCACCGACCACAGGCAGGCTCGCTACAGCGGCCGAAGTAGAAGAGGCCGCCCGCGACGCTATAATCGAAGCCAGTGGAGTACCCGCCGAGATGCTCGCACCGGAGCCCACACCTGCGGAGATCTTTTCATCCGAACCGGATCAAGCGCCGGATACCAGCGCGGCAGACGTAGAGCTCGATGCGCGCGGTCTTCCATGGGACGCTCGTATCCACACGTCTGCAAAGTCTAAGAAAGTAGACGGGAAGTGGAAGAATAAACGCGGGGTCGATAAAGATCTGGTATTCAAAGTAGAGGCCGAGCTTACGGCGCTTATGGGGACCCCCACAGAGAACGTAGCGAGCACCCCTCCACCACCGCCGCCTCCAGCAGCGCCCGCCGCGACGGGTAAAGTTACCACTCTCCCCGAGCTTGTAACTGCGATCACGTCTAACCAGATCGGGAATGAAGTGGTGCAGGGCGCGCTCGATACGGTCGGTATCGGTAATATCGTACTGCTCGGGGCGCGCCCTGACCTGATCCCAGCCGTAGCTCAGCGTCTCGGGTTGTAGCGTGTCACACTCTATAATCCCGCCGTCGTCGGCTCATATCTGGGGGGCGCCTAACGGTTGCCCCGGCTGGGTGCTTATGGCCCAGCTCTACCCCCAGACAGAGGAGACGGAAGAGTCGCGGGAAGGGACGGCCGCACATGGGCTCGGAGAGCGTCTTATCGCCCGCGGGGTGTCAACGCCTGAAACGGTACCAGAGTCCGTCCGTAGCGAGTACATCGACACTCCCGCCGATAACGGCGTGATCATCACGGATGAGATCTTTGATAGCGCGTGGACGTATGCTAACGATGTGGTACGGGAGATAAAAGCCCGCCCCGGCTGTATCCACGCTTCGGAGCACCCCGTAGAAGCTAAAAGCATCCACGCGCTATCATTCGGCACCGTGGACCAGTACCTATACTACGATAGAGAGCTTATCGTCTGGGATTTTAAGCACGGTCACGGTGTCGTCGACGAGTTCGAAAACTGGCAGCTTATAAACTACGTGGCTGGTCTTCTCGAAGAGCACGGTATCGACGGTTACACGGATCAGCATATAACCGTCCGTATGCGTATCGTACAGCCTCGCGCTTACAGCGGCGACGGCGCGGTCCGTGAGTGGGCGGTAAAAGCCCCAGATCTTCGAGGGTATTTTAATACTCTTAGCAATAACGCCGCGATAGCTCTGGGGCCGAACGCCCCGACGCGATCCGGTGAGCACTGTAAGCACTGTACCGCACGCCACGCGTGTACCGCGGCGCTTACCGCGGGTATTCAGTTATTTGAAGCCGCCGCTATGCCTACCCCGGTAGAGCTTTCGGCGGAGGCGCTCGGCGTACAGCTCGCTATCGTGAAACGCGCTAGAAAACAGCTCGAGTATCTGGAGACAGGCTACGAGGAGCAGGCTAAAGGGATGATCCGCTCCGGTAAATCGGTAGCGGGCTGGTCGCTGGAGCCGTCCTACGGTCGCGAGAAGTGGGCCAAACCTACGGGCGAAGTCCTGGCGCTCGGCGATCTCATAGGCGTGGATCTACGTAAGCCTGCGCAGGCGATCACACCAAAACAGGCTAAAGATAAAGGTATCGATGAAGCCGTTATATCGGCTTACAGCGAGAGACCATCCGCGGGGCTTAAACTTACCCAGGCGGATAATAAAAAAGCTAAAAAGGTTTTCCAATGAGTAACAAAACACCAATTCTAACACCCGCTGGACGTCTCGTACAAGGCGACTGCTTCGAGGGCCAGACTACAGACGCCGAGGGGCGCCCGCTCGTAATCAAAAACGGACCGAACGCAGGCCAGCCGCGCGTAGATTATTTTATGGCTATCGCGGTGCCGAAGACGGACCCGGAAGTAAACAAGACTATCGCGGATATCAAAACGCAGGCCCGCGCGGACTTCCCTTCACTCTTCGACGCGTCCGGTAACTGTATTAACCCGGCGTTTGCGTTTAAGATCATCGACGGGGATAGCACCGTACCGAATACTAGAGGTATCGCCCCGTGCACCCGTGAAGGTTTCCCCGGTCACTGGGTTTTTAACTTCTCCGGAGGATTCGCCCCTAAATGCTACACGGCAGGCGGCGCGGAACTGATCACAGACCCCGCACGCATCAAGCGTGGTTACTACATCCGTATCTACGGTAGTGTATCGGGTAACGGATCGATGCAACAGCCGGGCGTGTACCTTAATCACTCCATGGTCGAGTTTGTAGGTTATGGCGAAGAGATCATTACAGGACCGAGCGGAGAGGCTATCTTCGGCGGAACTGCCGCAGCACTGCCGCAGGGTGCGAGCGCCACACCTGTAGCGGCAGCCACGCCTATCGCCCAACCACAGCAGACGGTAGCTACCCCCGCAGCACCGGCCACACCCGTAGCGCCCGCGCCGAGTTTCCTTAATCCTCCGGCGAACACCCCGGCTCCGCCACCGCCTCCTCCAGCAGCAGAGGTCACGTATAATCTCGGCGGCGTGGAGTACACTAAAGCACAGCTTATCGCTAACGGCTGGACCGAGGCGCAGATCGCCGCGCAGTTTGGGGGTGTGTAATGGGTATTAAATCCACGCTTCTCGCGGGGTTTGCGGGTGCTCTCAGTCTGGCGGGGGAGGTGCTACCTAGCACCCGTTTCGAGACCGGTAAGCTCCCGAGCGAGCTACAGAATAAACGTAACGCATCCCGCAGTAAGCGGGTAATGCGCAGAGAACGCGGAGCACAGCCGGAAACGGTTAAAGCTCGTCGTTTTGAGCGGGCGGAACGTGCACAGCGTTACCGCTTTAGCTAGAGAGGAGGCAGACAAACAGTAGACCTGGACTCGTTACGGCGGGTCCTAGGGTGATGTTAAATCACAATAAAATATAGGAGTTTAAAATGGAGTTAAATAAGTTATTAGATATCGTGGGTATTTTTGCCGATAAAAAGAACCCTAAGTCAGAATTAAATTATATTTTAGTCGACGGGAAAAAACTCGTATCGACTGACACCTATTTAATGTTTATCGTAGATTATGAGCTGGAAAATAACGAGGGCGCCCAGGTACTACTCGATACGGGTAAATCTACCGGCTTAAATATTAATACTCTAGTAGCGGGTAAACCCGCAACGACTGAGGGAAAGTTTCCCGAGTACCAACGTATCCAAAGTAAAGAAAAAATAGTGATACACGAGACCGAGTCTATTCAGGAGGCTTTAGCTTTTTACCCACATTATGCGGGGGAGAAAACGGGGTATATTGACTTAATCGGGTTCGCACCCAGACTTAAGAAACTGCAACTCGTTACGAAAAAAGTAGAGGTATTAAAACTGAGTTGTGCTGAAGCTCCTATTACTCTAAGGCTTACTTTACTAGGCGGGATTAAAGCTGAGCTTATTGTTATGCCAGTTACCTTCGCGCAGGAACGGGCGGACAAAGAGTAAATAACCACGCGGGGCTCTCCCCGTGTTAAGACCTTCTCGAAGGCTTTAATATAAGGAGATTTATTATGACACGTAGAGTATTTGGAACGAGTAGAAAACGAACTTACTTTTTTTCCGCGAAGATTTTAGGTGACAGGAAAGCAATACTAGGGTGGCACTGTGGGCTATTTTCCGCCACCAACGGCCGTATTAATTTGGGTGAGCTTAAGGAGACCATTTTAGCGTCCGCGGCCAAGACTTTTGGGTCCGACGCGAAAACCATAGCACTGTCTGCACTAAACAGGGTCGACTGATGTTGGCACATACCAAAATACCGGTAGGCACCGGTTACGCTACGGTCCTGCCGGATATGGACTTCGAGACGTACTCCGAGGCGGGATACGTGATCACGCCCGAGGGTAAACGCATTCCTGTGCTAAAGGGGAAGTCCAGCATAGAAGCCGTGGGTGCAGCGGTTTACTCCGAGCACCCGACCACGGAGGTGCTATGCCTCGCATATGACCTTAAAGATGGTCTAGGTAAAAGACTGTGGATACCGGGAATGGCACCGCCCGCTGAGCTCTTCGACCATATCGCTAACGGCGGACTGCTGGAGGCGTGGAATAGCGCTTTCGAGTGGCATATCTGGGAAAACGTTTGCCACCGTCGTATGGGCTGGCCCCCGCTCCCGTTCCAGCAGTTACGTGATGCTATGGCTAAATCCCGCGCACATTCATTACCCGGAGCGCTGGGTAACGCCGCTACGGTTCTCCAGGTCGAGGATCAAAAAATAGACGACGGTAAGCGCCTTATAGATAAATTCAGTAAACCGCGCAGTGAAACTAAAAAAGACCCGCGCCGCCGCATACGTCCAGAGGAAGACCCGAGGGACGCTATGGAGTTGTATCGGTACTGTATCGGGGATATCGCAGCGGAGGCGGCCGTATCCCGGCGCATACCGGACTTAAGCCCCGAAGAGCTAGAGCTGTGGTTACTGGACCAGCAGATAAACCTACGCGGCGTCCACATTGACGCGGAGTCTCTGGCTGGGTGTAAGGCCATCGTGGAGCAAGCCTTCGAGCGGTATCTGGCCGAATTACACGGATTAACCGGAGGTGCTATAACCAGCGCGAACCAGGGCGAGAGGATAATCGCATTTTTAGCACTATCCGGCGGAATACATCTCCCAAACATGCAGGAGAGTACTGTTACCTCAGCGCTAGAGCGTGAGGACTTAGCCCCCGTAGCCCGTCGCGTTCTGGAGATACGCGCGTTAATCGGGTCCGCGAGCGTTAAAAAGTTATTCGCCATGACACGACGTGTATCAGCGGACGGTAGACTTAAAGATCTCTTCGCGTTCTGCGGGGCGGATCGTACTGGGCGCTTCGCCGGCCGCGGACCGCAGCCACAAAACCTACCGAACTCGGGACCAGCGGTACGTTTATGCCGCGAATGCGGTAAGCGCTACGTTAATACCTCTAATGCGTGCCCATGGTGCCGCGCGGACGATGTGTTTAACGGTGATGACATAGAGTGGAGTATCGAAGCGGTAGAGGACGCGCTGCAGGTGATAGCCACACGTGATCTCCGCACTGTAGAGTATTACTTCGGGGACGCGGTAGCCGCCGTATCCGGCTGTCTGCGCGGACTCTTTAGCGCGGCTCCGGGGCACGATCTTATATGCTCCGACTACTCCGCTATTGAGGCGGTCGTCCTTGCGGAACTGGCGGGCGAACAGTGGCGTATTGACGTATTTAAAACCCACGGCAAGATTTACGAAATGTCCGCCGCGAAGATCACGGGGATACCGTTCGAGGAGTTCGTATCTCATAAAGAGACCACGGGGGACCACCACCCTATGCGTAAAAAGATCGGAAAGGTAGCGGAGCTCGCTTCCGGCTACCAGGGGGGTCTCGGGGCGTGGAAGAACTTCGGCGCGGATAAGCACCTCAGCGAAGAGGAGATCAAAGACAGTATCAAACGCTGGCGCGACGAGTCACCCGCTATCGTCGCTTTCTGGCGTGGTCTCGAGGACGCGGCACTCTCTGCGATCCAAGCGCCGGGGGCCTGTTACGGGTACCGCGGTATCACCTACGGCGTAAAAGATGATGTGCTGTACTGCCAACTGCTAAGCGGCCGCACTCTCAGCTACCACCGTCCGCGTCTGCACCCCGACCGCACACCGTGGGGTAAAGACGTTTTAAAGATCACTTACGAGGGCCGCGACTCTTATACGAATCAATGGGCGAGGCTCGAGACCTACGGCGGGAAACTATGCGAGAACGTCGTACAGGCCACCGCTCGGGATATCCTTACGTACGCTATGCCTCGTTTAGAAGCCGCAGGCTATCCTATCGTGCTACATATCCACGATGAGGTGGTGAGCGAGGTGCCGGAGGGCGTAGGGTCGGTAGACGAGTTCGAGGCTATTATGGCCACGCTTCCGCCATGGGCTGCGGACTGGCCCGTTAAAGCGGCGGGCGGCTGGCGCGGTAAACGGTATCGGAAGGATTAATTACCGTATTACGGTATGTTTTAAGTTTACTTTTAGATTGATAGGTGTACAATATAACATATCAAACGAAAAGGGGGACGAAATGCTTAAGTATCTATCCGATAAGTGGCACCGCTTCGAAGCGTGGATGGAACGCGTAGCTAAAAAACTATTTTAGGCCCCGCGCCTCTCACTACAAGGAGCCGAACGATGATCAAAAAAGCCACCCACCGCGAACTCGCGGAGTACCTCGGTAAATCCGTGGATACCGTTAAGAAATACCCACCCAAAAAACTTACGCTAATGCTGCTCGGGCTTACCGTAGTTAAGGAGGCGCGTGATGCTCGAAGAGATCCGAAGAGAGATACTGGATGCCCTCGCAGAGATACGTAAAATACAGTCGAAATTAATCATACTTAGAATAGAGGAGTTACAAAATGAGAATAGATGATCTTGAACGTCTTAAACTGGCGTTAGATACGCGGGACGAGAGCTTCTACCATGACGATATAGAGCACGCGTTACGCGAAGTGGTGGACGAGCTGATACGCTTACGGAATGAGATGGGGAGTTACGACGTGGACGATCTGAAGAGCCTTACAGAATCCGCCGAAGACCTCGAGACCGCGGAAGCACGTATCAAAGAGCTGGTAGGCTCGGTGGCCGTCCTTACTCAGGAGTGGGACCTCGATAGCGGAGGCATTACCGGCCGCCCCGTATCGGAGGGGTGGGTCGCAGAGATCGAGGGCACGGGCGTAACTGTGTGGGGGCCTACTGAGTACCAGGCCACACTAAACGCGTATAACCTTAAGAGTAAAATGCGGGGGGTGTTGGCTGCACGGCTACCCTCAGCGTAAGGATATCCTATACGGCTGCCGTCACCGCTTAAAGAGCGCGGAGACTACGCCAGCTACACCCGACGGCGTGGCCACGCCATTAGCGGCGTCTAGTTTCTGTTTGTGCTCCTGTTTAAGCACTCCGAAATAGGAGTGTAGCAGGACTACTAACGGACCGATTACCGCCAGTACGAACGGCCACCCGTTCATTACCGCGGTTACCACATTCTCATTCTCTTTAACAACCCCGTAAGACCACGTTAATACGACTACACAGATAACGAACGATACTACATAAAACGAGCCCTTGGCGATGTGCGGCCGTGTGGACTGTGGGTTCTTAGCGTCCGATTCAAGCATCGCGCGTACCGTAGAGTGCGCTTCTTTGATCTGCGTGATCTCAACATCAAACTCTTTATTCATAACCGCGGCTCGATGCTCCGGTGGGAGAGATGCTACCGCGTCGCCCACCTGCTCACCCGTAGCGCTCGCTGGGAGTTTCTTATCGTCCGGTAACAGTTCGTTAACTGTGTCGATGATCGCGCCGGCACCCGGCACCATGTCGCGCAGAATACCGCCGCCCACTTTCCCTATGATACTTAAAAGATTCACGTTACACCCCCTCAGCTATTTCTAATATCGCGGACGTGTACGCATCGACGAGATCCAGCTGGTAGCGCATAGCCACGCCGAAGTCCACGCTATTGTCGATGAAGAACGGCTCCGCGATAATACACGGCGCGTCTGTGTACCGTAGCAGATAGCCGCCGCGGTCTTCGCTGTGCTTCGGCTTTACTCCGCGGTCACGCAGCTTAAGAGCATTAACTACATTACGCTGCAGGATCTCCGCCATAGCTTTCCCGCGGGTGGAGTTGTGGTAGTACAACGTCTCGACCCCCGTAGCCTGCGTATTAAAGGCGTTACAGTGCAGAGATACCACGTAATCCGGGTTAAGCTCGTTAATGTCGCCAGGTAGCTCGTTATAGCTTCTACGGAGTACGATAGGGCACTCCACGTCTGTGCCGGCCAGCGCGTCCGCTATGCTCTCAGCGAGCATTAGATTGAATTCGAATTCCGACGTACCGGTCGCCTCGTTAATTGCACCCGGAGACGCAGCTTTATGTCCTACGACAAGCGCTACCCGTTTCATTTCTTAGGCCCTGGGTAAGTACGTGGTTTAGGCTTTGGAGTACCTTTAGGTTTCGGGCGTGTCGTCGGTTTTGGTTTGGGTTTAGTTGTCATTTGTTAGCTCCTGTAGTATGTTTTACGTGTAGGTCTAAACGCTGGTTTATAAGATCGAGGTCACCCTGCAGCTTAGCGATCTGTTTAGGGAGGTTCTCCTCGAATATCATCCACTGCAGCGTATCCTGATTACCGGTCGCTTTATTGTCGATGGTCGAGATCTCTTTATTGAGAAGTTGGAGCCCGCCGGCATTCTGCATTACCATAGCGTTAACGGATTGTACGGCGTCTGTAGTCTGGCGTAGCTGCCCGACCACTGGGGCCACGTTTGCGTTAGATACATACGTAACGAACGTTAAGAGCGCGCCGATAAGCATTAAAAGAAACGATCCGGCCCCGAGGATCACCCCGAGACTTATAGGGCGGGAGCTGGCGGCCACAAACTCATCGAACTTGCCAAAGAGTTTCTCCACCGCTTTCGTTAATGTATGGACTTCCGCTTCTAAGCGGCCTACCTTCTCGTGATGTTCCGCCTGCTCTTCGCTGTTACCTGCCATGCCCGCCCCCTGATCGTAATATTATACCATATGATTAGCTATTGGAAAAATGCGTTACGCTTTGCCGCAAACCACGCCCCGAATGCCGCAAGCTCTGCCGATGTTATGGGCATTACAGTGCCGTTAGTGAATTCGATGTTGGTCAACGTCTGCCCGTAACGGAAGGCTGTCTCAACTTGCACGATAGCATCACCATCAAACTTTGTGAACGGGATAACATAATCTACCGCATTAAGCGTATAAACATCTCCGGCTTTCTTGGCTTGGCGTTCGGCTTCTTTCGCCGCATTAGTTGCATTATCAGCCAACTCTTCAGCTGTAAGTGCCACAATCTCATAACCAACCTCCCAAAAGTCGCCCACCACTGAACCAAGAGACACATCAATCGGTACGGCTTTATGCGTTGCAGTGTCATGCGCAGGTACAGCAGTCCTCTTTAACTCTGGGTAGCCGTATGCAAGTTTTTCGGCTGGGTCTTTGATTGAGCTAAGCATCTTTACAAATACCTCCTCGCCGACCGTATTAGACACCTGAGTATCTTTCGTTACAGTGGAGTCATACTCTCCGTTAATCAGTTTTATGTGTGTTGTCATTTAATATCCTTATTGTGCTTCATGGGTGTACACCGCGCCTTGGTCTGATAGAGTGCCATCCCACAGTAACGCCCCTGACACTATCAAAGCCCCTGCATTGTCAATATCAGCAGCTATCCCGAAAGAATCCCCAGAACCAGCGTCACTCGCAAGTAATGTTGCTTCTTCTGTAAAAGTAGTGCCATTTATAGATATAACATAAACCTTCCCCTCGTTTGTAGATGCGCCATTATCCCAAGAATACGCTCCAACTACCATGCGCGAACCGCTGCCATTGATACCAGTGTTTCTTCCAAACCCTGCCCCAGTCTGTTCGTCTGAAGCAACGATTCTTGACCCAACCTGAACATATGCAGAACCGCTCCATTCAAGCAAGTACGCCGCGCCTTGATCGGTATACGTCCCGTCGTAAGAGTAAGAGCCAGCGCTCATAAAAGAACCGTCGCTGCTTAGGTCGCATCCTCCAAATTTAACAGAGCCGGAATCAGAGCATGTTATACCTATTTGTCTGTTTGTATATGATGACGGCTCCAAGTTAAAAACGTCTATTAATCCGGCGCTGGTAGATGCACCGCTTCTTGCAACAGCCATCACATTACCGTCTGAACTCAAGCTAACACTATCACCGAATGCCGCGTCTGCTTCTGGTGAAGGGTTGGGTATGATATATCTTTGTGTTACAGTTACGCCGGATATGTCGTATACTCTAACTTGCCCTTCATTTGTGAATGTACCGTCATAGTACGCAACGCCTACCGCGAGTAATGTACCGTCATGATTTAGCGAAGTACTAAATCCGAGCAGAGTCGGACTTGATGATATTGCAACTGTGATTCCAGTTCTGTACACCCACGATGTCCCAGACTTATCATATATCTGAACTCTTCCCTGCGATGTATACGTTCCATCATAGTTAGGTGCTCCGACTGCTAGAACATTCCCGTCTCCGCTTATTGAGACTTGGGAAAAGTTCTCGCCTGCTTGAGCGGCAGTTGCCTCTAACGGCCCAGTCCATTCTGAATAAATATAAGACAGCTCACCTGATATTGAAGAACCTGCATTAGAAAAAATCATGCTATGTTCACCAAACCGATAAACTGATAAAAGCCACCGTCCCATTCGAAATAAAGCAGGTCACTTGTACCAGTTGTGCTTACTGTTGGAACATTCTTGAAGTAGGTGGCACTGAATGACGGGGTATATGTAGCATGAACAGGCAACAATACTTTTAACACATGTTCCTGCGTTGCCGTTGGTGCATTTGTTCCACTAACAGTATATGAAGCTGTAGGAGTGCCTGTTACCTTTTGAAAGCCGCCTGACGCAAAATCAAAAGAAACTGCCGAAGTCCATGCGGTTGACACAGCCGTGCCGTATTGCGATTTTGTAAAGGTATTAGCCGTCCCGACCACATTGGCGAGGGTCACGGCTTTTACAGCGGTGAGGTACTGCGAGACTAACGCGGTCTCCGCAGAGCCCGACGGCACGATCGTCGCTTCGGTAAGTAGTGCCTGCTGGAAGCCGAGAATGTCATTAACGAGCTCTGCCTCCCAGGGCGTACCGGTATTGTCCCCCGGCGTGGTCACATTCTGCGCTCCACCGTACGGGTAGGACGCGCTTACCGGCGTGGTCTTAGTGGGGTATTTAGCTGTAGGAGATATAGCCATGATATTATCCTATTTTTTTGATCTTGACAAAGGAGTACCCCTCGTCCACGCCTGTAAACGACCCCGGGTTTCCGAGCTCCCCCGCAGTCTCGAATATATGCTCTAGCCTTATTTTAGTCTCTACGGAAAAAGTGGCCGTCCCGCTGATAAAAGATCGCGTTGTTACGTTCGCCGCGGAGGACCCGTTCTCCGTAGAACCAAACACTGTGGACACCTCGGCCGCGGCCGTAACATTATACACACGCGTCTTATGAGAGTTACACTGCTCCGCGGGGGCAGACCCTTCGAAGTCGTATGTACCCGCGGGGAGAGTTACCTCGTACGTGGTCGCATTTAAAGACGCGCCCGGTATAGTGTTTACTACTGCCGTGTTAAGCACCCGAGTAAGCCATGTCGCCGTAGCGCTCACGATCCCGCCAGAGGTTCCGCTCGTTTGAACTTCTGCCACTACGAGTACCTGGTCGAGCGAAAAGCCGCCGAGGGTGTTTACTGCGTAGTCTACGTCCGTACCGTCGCAAATAGCATCCACGGTGTCGCCCGGACTGACCGCCACGCCCGTACCTGCGGCGGTCTTAAACGTAAGTATCTCCGCCGTACCGTTTACGAGAAGCAAGCGGCGCTCCGTATCGTCCACGATGATGTCACGCGCGGCTGAGAGGATTACACCGGTATCTGTGATCATGACTCTGCGGTATTTGTTCTGCTCCGCGGTAAGCGTGTAGTTAGCGTCTAAGGTTATGTTATGGGGCTTAGCCCGCGTATTCGTTATCTTGCGTACCGCGTCGAGGTACTGGGATACGAGCTGCGTTTCCGGTGATCCGGACGGCACGATAGCCGCTTCTTTTAATAGCGCCTGCTGAAAGCCGAAGATATCATTAACGAGAGCAGCTACCCACGGCGTGCCGAGGCGGTCTCCAGAGACAGTATCGTTACGGGCAGAACCGTACGTGTAATTAGCATCCGGAGCGTTTATCTGCCCCGCGAATTCTGTGGATGGGTTTATGGCCATAATTAATCTCCGTTAAGTGTATTCTACAAGTATACCTAACCACTGCTGAGTAGGACAAATTTTAAGGCATAAATCCTCGAATTCGTCACGCCTAGCGGGGTCTACTTGCGCTAGAGTCCCGAAGCTCTCACCGCCGATATAAAGAAAATACGGCCATTTAGTAGCATCTGACGGGACCGTGTACTCTTTAAGAACGTCTCTAAAACCTGTAAAGTAACCACACGTGGCGTCGAGGTTACCGCAGGTCGTATCCAGGTTGCCGCAGGTGTTAGGGTAGTCCGGTACGGAGCTGTAGATCTTATTTACGAGCGCGTAACCCGCGGGGGAGTCTGTAGCCCCACACGTGGCATCAAGGTTACCACACGTGGCATCAAGGTTACCACACGTTACGATATACACCGTATCGCCCGTTACCTGCCGTAGCCACTCCAGAGGGTTACGCGGTGTAGCACACCACCTCTCCGACGTGGTTATTCTCGCAGAGTCCCCGCAGTTCGCAGCCGCTTCTCCGCACTGTGCGATACTCTCTCCCGCTTCCATATATAGCGTTATCTTCTTATATTTCCCACCGACCGGCGGCTCCGTGCCCGGTATCCACCATTCATGTACGTAAACGTCGAAGCCGTTAGCCTGTAGCGTGTCCTGGATGTACCGCGGATCCTGCCCGCCCGTAGCGGACCACGCCGCCGCGAGTCGGTCCCTGCGCTCCTGCTCGGTTAGCCCGGTATCACGTAGTCCAAACTGCGACTCCCACGCGTCCAGCTCTCTCGTAGTCTCTGGGAATAGATCAAGCCACACGTTATCAAAAAAGGACACCGCGTCCGATCCCGTTGGTGCAAGACCCTCGAAAAACTGGCGTAACTGTTTATCCACCATAAGACGCCACGCGCGAGCGTTTGGCAGCAGGTGAGTAAACATTCTAAAGAATTTCATATAAACGTTACCGTGCCCGTTTTAGCTTTCTCACCCTCTCCGAGTGAGTAGAGCTCCGTGCTTACGCCGGATTGAAGCAGGATTACCGACGTAAAAATGCCCCCCGCGGCGCTAACGATATCATCGACCGCACCGCCGAGGGCGCTACGGGTGATACGGTCTTTACGCGGCGGAACGGATAGCCCCGGTATGTACGGCTCTCGATCTAGGAAATACTCCTCCAGCGCCGTAGTTATATCTGTCTGCACCGTGGCCGGGTTGTCTACTGATAGTCCCGTAACCCGGACCTCGAAGTCCGTACGCTCTATAGGTAGCGTATTCGCCAGAGCGTTAGCGGGACGTCTCGTAGCGAGGCCCGCGGAATTAAGCTCGATAGCCTCTAGGACGGCCTCCAGCTGTGCGGTAGTCGGTACGCCGTCCGGGTCACCGGAGCTCTCCGGCGTGGCTTCTACGTAGCAGTCCACCTGCCCCGGACATACGCTCGTATACGGGTAGACATTTACGATCCCCGCGACCTCTTCGCCCCACGCCTGGTAATCGGCGTACGCGCCGCCCTGCGGTCTCTTTTGGAAACGGTCGATAATGCGCTGGCGATAGACTTCTACGTCCTCGGCGTCCGCACCGGTTACGATCTGGGAGTCCACAGTGGCGGCTCTCGCTACGTTTGGCAGGGCGTTAGCGAAGGATACAATCCCGCCCGGCTCCAGATTACCGATAGCCCCCGCGCCACCGCCGTCCGCCTGGTCGGATACTGCGCGTATCGTGGCCTGCACCGTGGCCGCGTTAAGTAGCACTTCGCCGATAGTTATATACGTTACGCCGTTATCGGAGTTTACGAGCTGCGTACCGGACAGTATGCTACCCGTCTGCACCTCTACGGTTACATCGATAAGGAGCTCCGCATTAGTGGCGGCCACGGGGTCACCCACGCCGATAAGACGGCCCCACTGCGTTAGGGGGTTTACCGTTTTACCGTTTACTTCCGTATCTACCGAGCTGGCCGTCTGTACAAACATCTGTAAGAACATAAAGCCGCCGTACTTATAAAGGATGATAAACACGCCTGCGATAGCTTTAGCCAGTACGCGGTTAAAGGCTTTAGGGAGGAGCGGGATGGTCTGATTTAAAGACGCCTCCAGCTGGGCGATTATGTTATCGCTTATATCTTTTGTCGTCGGGGTCGTTAAGCTCATACGGAGGCCCTCCAGTTTTCTACGTACTCGAAGCTCGACTCCTTGCCGTTCGCTTCGATTGTTATAGATAATTTTACCCTATTTAGCGCCGGAATACTAGCCGATACGGTAATAGTCGACGCGATTCTATTATCGATCATCCACGACAGATCACGTTTAGCGGCGTCTTCGATACGTGAAAGGTTACCCGAAGTCGCTGGGATCGCCTGTAGTAGATGCTGTGTTTCGCTTCGATATATCGCCGCCGGGTCGTCCTCGTCAAGATTGCCCCACCAATTATTAGGGTTATCGTCGCGCCCGTCATCGTCCTCATTACCGCCGAATAGCGAGAGGTACGCCGCGGTCTCTAAACCCCCGGACATTTCTACTACGCCGCCGGTTACCGTTATATCTCCGTCGTCGTTCGTTTGGACTAGCTTAACATCGCCTTGCTGACTCATTACACCGGTCCTCCTGTGTTCTGTTCTGTATTACCGCCGCTATCCGGCCCCTGCGTATGGGTATGCCCGACTATCTCTGTGCTCGCTGCCGTTAAGCTGGTGCTGGCCGCAACGGTCGCCGCGGTTACCGACGTAGGCGTGGTTATGCCCCCCGTTGGGGTGATCACTACGTTATTTACGACGAAATTACCGCCGGGCTGTAGCTCGAAAGACCCCGACCCGTTAACGCCTTTGATCGATCCGGACGCTGCCGCCTCGAACGTAGCGGAGGGGGTCGTGGCTTTAGTACCGCCGTCGGGGGCTAGCTCTATGGATCCGTTACCATTCGACACCAGCGCCGTCCCGTCATTCTTTAGCCACACCTCTGCGACTACGGCTCCGGACGAATCGCGGGCGTATATGCGTTTATCCCCGGCCTCGGCCTTAGGCGTGTTGCTCGGGTCGAGATACCCGACCGCCGCAGCGCCTCCGCTTCGTGGCAGGGGTACTAAAAGCGTATAATCCGTATCCAGCGGGTGCGAGTCGTCACCGGCCGGGGCGAAGTGCTGCGCGGTTGTATTCGCGCCGCCGCCCGGGTCCGACTTAACGTCCGTTACTTTCGCCCCGTTGCTAAGGGACCGTACGAAAGATAATACTCTGGCTATTCGTCCCATGGTAGCGCCTCCGGTATTTTTCCGCTGAATGCCCCAGGTACTACCAGATCCAGCGTAGAGAACTCTTCCGCACGCTCCCGTACGAACTCTATGGAGCGTATTACAAACTCATACTCAGAGTATATCATAGCATCTTTAGCCTGTAGGATTACCGTAGTATTAGGCGTCCACAGTTTTCCGGAGGGGTCGCGCCACGTAGATACCCGTACGGAATACGCCGCCATGTTCCCATACATACGGCCCGCTTTGGCCTCCACCGCAGTTTTAACGTCCGCATCTACCGTATCGGGCGCGTTAAACGTAAGAGGGCGCGTAACCCCGAGCAGCCGCGGATTCTTTACGGTGAACTGCGACCCGCTGAGACCCACGATAACAGGTTCTACCCCCGTAATGTGGCTGTAGTATTCCTGCGGACTGAAAAAAGGAGTTACGGAAATCACGGGGCTCTGCCCCTGCTGTAGCTTTCCGACCGGCGACCCTGCGTCTACCGACTGAGAGAATATCACCGCGCCTCTCGGGGTGCTCGATATAACGAGGTTACGCTGTTTAGCGAGGTCTGCGAGGAAGGTAAGGGCTTTTTTACCAGGCTCCGCGGCTACGCGTTCGAATACCGCGCCCTGCCCCGCAGCAAATTCCACTTTAAGACCAAACGGCGCGGCGACAGTAGCGGCGATCTCTTTTAATCCCTGATCGTTGAACTCTAGGGGGAACGCGCTTGCCGGCGGTGTACAGTCGTTAAGCACTCCTGGGAGGGCATACCCGCTTACGGCCACAGTTTTGCCGTCCGGTACCAGCGTGGGACTCACGGCTACCATCGTGCCGGTAAAGAGCGGATCGCCCCCTACAGTGACGGTAAGCGGTTTATAGGAAAACGGGCGGAACGTATCGCGAAAGTCTGGGGCGTCCACGTCTAACGGTGCGGACAGTTCTATCGTGTCCATGGTGTCAATCGCCCGCGTTATGCGTACCGCCGTCCAGAACCTAAAGCGCTTACCATCAATTAATACCGCGGTCTCGTTCTCATTGTCGGAGGGCGCGGTCTGCGGAGAGTCTACCGGCGTCGTGGGGAGCGCGGGGGTGTTTATTACGGTGCCGGCAGTTAGCGGCTCCGCTACTCCGGGATTAGCTCTGGCTATGAACCCCGCTTCGTTCTCGGTTCCGTATTTTCGTCTGGATACGCTGGCGAAAGTATCGCCGGTTATTACGCTATATGTAGTAGACAATTTCGCGACCTTCCGGCAGCTCTAGTATTTCAGATCCGCTTAGATTATTGGAGTCTATTAGGAAATCGAGTTTATCGTCCACACTTCCGTAAAGCTCTGCCGTTAAATCGATGATCGTCCGCGCACGGTCCAGTACCACGCTGCGCTCCTGCTTTAAAGAGAAAGATATCTCCACTAAGAACCCGGCGGCGAGCGCGGCGGCGTTCTGTAGCTGCTGATACGCGGCGCCCGTATCGATCTCGGATAGCTCCGCGAAGCTGTCGTCCCGCCAGTCGGTTACTGCTTCCAGTTGCGCGAGAGTAGCTTCGGCAGCGGCGAGCGCGTCGGACTTCGTATCGAAAGTATTATTAACTACGGATACTATCGCCCCCGTTAAATACGTGGACGCGTAAAGATCTTTAGCGTGGAATTCGTTACTGTCCATAGCGCCCACACTGGCGGTAATGCTGTCGGAGAGATCAGAGTACGCCGAGAGTCTGGCCGTTATGCTGGTCTGCGCTCGAGCGGGAGCCTGTAGTAATATCGCTGTTTGAAACGCGAGCGAGAGCGGGTCCGCTATCAGTACGTCTGTGCCCTGGTTTATAGAATCCAGCACGGCGTTAAACTGCATACGTACATCGTCCTGCGTATCCGCGATAGACGATAGCCCCCCTGCGGCCTGATCGAGTAGCGCCGTATAGCCGCCCTCAAAAGTAGCTTTCTCTACAGCAGAGTCCAGATCGGTTACCGTCGCGAACTCTTCCGAGGCGGCCACGTTATAATCCGATACGGCGGTAAGTACCTCGCTGGCCGGGTCGTTTTGAGTGGACGGGTATACTAACCCCACGGTCTCCCAGAACGCTACGTCCAGAATAGCCTGGTTAGCCGCGGTCTTAAGATCGTCACGGCGCGTTATGGTGCCGAAGGGTACGACATTTATAACGCCGTACACTGGGTGCTCCAGTACGCCGGTACCACGCTCTAATAGCGCCGCCTCGAACGCATCGGACAGAGTGTCGTACTCGTCGCCCCAGAAAAATATACGGAGCGGGTACCGTCTACCCGTGTGGCCTAGGTCTTGCACGTATGTACCGTCCGCGTCCGGGAACTCAAAAGCGGTGGTCTTCTTATCCACGGATTTGTTAACGTTCTCGTAGTCGAAACGTATACGCGTGCCGGAGGGCGACGTGTAGGCCGCTTCTCTTATTCGATCATTCCACGCCATTATAGAGCTCCTGTTTTCTCTAAGGCGAGACCGCCTCCGAGCTTACCGCCCGTCACTTCCGCGCGGCCGGTCTCGTCGCGGATCGTGACTTCTGCGGTAGAGGTGGTACGGCTCTCCTGGACGCTTCTCGCTACCCTATCCTGCGGACTTACCATCTGCGGTACTGCGGCCTGCGCTTTCTTGTCTTCGTCGTCGCCCATACCGAAGATAGCCCCGAGAGATCCAACGGCGCTAAACGCATCGGAGATACCGCTGCCTATACTCTTTATGATCTCGAGTACGGGGTCAAGCTTTCCGGACAGTAACGCTACCGCAGCTACAGCGGCCATAATACCGAGCACGATAGGGTTAGCCATCATGATAAGATTGATAATACCGAGCACGGCGGATACCGTCTTAAGCGCTATTCCAAGCGCGATAACCGCGGCCACGCCTTTACCTATGGCGAGGAGCGCGGACCCGATAGCATCAAGGTTGTTTAAAACGAGTGCCAAAAAGCCGCCGATTTTAGAGGCGATAAGATCCTCGTTAGCACGCACCCAGTCCGTCATACGTACGATTACATCCGATAGCGGCCCCTCCGTCATGGAGAAAATAGATATCTTTACCCCCTCTACAGCGGATTTAAGAGAATTTAAGCGGCCCTGCAGCGTGTCGCGCATTACGGAGGCCATCGTACCCGACGCTCCAGTCGCGCCCTCGAGCTGTTTACGGTACGCCTTAAACGCATCCGCGCCACCCTCTACAACGGTAGCCACGCCTGCGAGACCCTCGCGCCCGAAGATGCTCTCCAGCACGCTAAGCCGTTGCGCTTTCGTAAGCGGGGCGATAGCTTTATTAAGATCGCCGAGAATATCGGGGACGTCTCGCATCTGGTTATTAGCGTCCAGCACGTTCACGCGTAGCTTACGCATAACTTTAGCGGCCTTGGAGGACGGGGTGGTTAGATTAAGGAACATATTAGCGACCGCGGTGCCGGCTTTCTCGGCCTTAATACCAGAGTTGGCCATGGTACCCATAAGTGCGGCCACAGTTTCGATACTGGCCCCCGCCGTGGTAGCTACCGGCCCGGCTTTTTTCATGGATTCGAATAACTGCTCTATCGTGGTATTAGCCGTGGTCGCGGTCTTCGCGAGTACATCGTTAACGCGTGCGAGGTTTTTGGTAAGTTTTGCCGGGTCTTTGGTTGAGAGCCCGAACGCTCCGAGCGCATCGGTGGCGATATCCGTAGCGGTGGCCAGGTCTACCTGCGCGGCGGTAGCCAGATCGACGACGGCCGGTAGCGCGGATATGGAGTTCTCCGCATTGAATCCCGCCATAGCAAGAAAGTTAAGGGCCTGCGCGGATTGGCTGGCGGTAAATTCGGTAGTGGCGCCGGTCTTACGCGCGGCGTCCTCGAGCTGTTTAAATGCCTCTGTACCTTTACGTATCTCCCCCGGGTACTTGGCGGCGGCGGCTACGAGCGTCTGCTCGAACTCCGCGCCCGTGCTAATAACATTAGCCATAGCGCCGGTAGAAAGAGCGAGTGCAGCCGTAACTGCTATCGCTCCCTTTTTGACGTTATCGGTAAAATTCTTAACACCCAAATTTAAACGATTAAAGCTTCGCTCCATGGATCGCGTCATTTTACCTACACGATTCTGCATACGGGTTACGGGGGCGGTGACTTTATCCACGGCTTTAAATACCGCTTCTACGCTGAAACGTCCCGCCATATCACACCTCCGTAATTATTTGGTATGCCCCTTAAGCTCTGCGCGGAGCCCGTTGTAAAAGAATCGGATCTCGCTGGCCTTTAATGTTCTAACATCCGGTACCCCCGGATAGTCCCTTGTTACCTGTAGTAGCATCTCGGTATAGACCGCAGCGGACGTGTGGCCGCCTCTCGGTAGCTTCTCGTCCGCGCCGTGCCTTACGAGGGGTGTTACTACTACCCCAGAAAAAGCGTGGTCACCGCCAGACAGATTTTAAAGTCGGCATTTTTCATTTTAGAAAAAAGTCCCGCGCTCTGCTTTGTATAGTCCGCCATTAGCGCCATCATTTTACCCATGTCTTCGGTCTTTTTCTTACGGTCCATAGCCATGTAGGTGGCCCCCGTAGGCTCGTAAAAAGTGATGGGGTTAACGTCCCCCTCCGCTCTCTGGGGTACGAACACCGGGCACCCGTCCTCGTTAACAGTCATAGCGCCAGACATGATCGCCTTTACAATACGTCTTTTAGCCTGCTCGAACCCTTTACGGTCCTCTTCGTCCATGAAAGACGTATCGAAGTCCAGATCCATAGCGTCCCCGAAGCGTTCGAACTCCAGCTCCGCCATTTCTGCATTAATTTTATTCTCTGCCATAGATCACCGCCTACTGTTTTGTTAAGACGCCCGGTCCCATTAGGGATACCGCCGCCGTAGCGTTCTGGCTACTCGTCTGCATTTCGCCTACGATTTGAGCCAAGCCCTGGTACACCGCGCCGGACGCGTATGTAATCGATACCGGGAAGTAATCGTTACGATCTGATAGCGCCTGTAGGAACTCATGGTCCGCCCGGTCGTCGTCCACGCCTACGGTTAAGCCGTCGATAGAGAGCGGTACGCGCGTTTTAATGATACGCGCCGTACCGTCTCCGTTTGCCATAACCTCATTTTCGAAGCCGCCGAGCTTACGCTGTGCTTCTGCATCCGCCGCTACCGAAAAGGTACGGCCGTCAAGTTCTACGGATTCAATGCTCCCGCCTACTGCTGCCATGTTGTGCTCCTTATGTTTACGCCACTACCGTAGTAGTGCCGAAGAAAAACCCGAAGTTGAGATCGACGGATATAATGTTCGTGTTGCCGCTCAGCTGTACCGTAGTGGTCACGTCGAGGCGTTTAGGGTTTGTGCTACTGATCTCTGCGAAGGTGTTAGCCTTAGCCGTCTCCGGGTCGCTGATGATCGCGTTAAGCCCAAGACTGTCAAGCATAGCCGAGATAGCCGCTACTGCGGATTTAGGCTTTTTAGCTTCCGGGTTAATGGTCGGTTGATCATCCGGGATAAGCGGCGCACCGTCCCACTCGGCCGTAGCGAAGATAAGGTCCAGATTAAAAATAATGTTCTGGAGCTTAACGATATCGCACACGTAACGGTAGCGCGTCAGCTCGCCGGTCGGGCGGTAGAATGTGACCACATCGGAGATATTGATAACGCCGTCTTTCACTTCGATAGACGAGCTGCCCTTTTTAATCGCAGATTCGCGATCTGCAAACGTCCACTGCTCAGCATCGGTACCCGGTGTAAGCCCTGTGGCGTCCTGGCTACCGTAATCACGTGGTGGGTTATTGTTCGCCACTTTGATGATACGAGCGAGCTGACGCGCTGCCGTTACGAACGGAAGATCGCTGGAGCCCGGAGCTACCAGCTGCGAGTTAGTGCGATCCGTTGTACGGACATCCGATACCGCAGTAGCGAGCGTTACCGTAGTCGCCGTGTTACCGGTAAATACGATAAGCGGCTTACGAACAAGCGCGCCCCAGCGCCCCTCCCCGAACGTAGAGTAGAGATCGAGCGTAGTAGTGTCGGAAATGTTCAGGCAGTTGAGTACCATAGTCTCCCATACGTTACCGACTTGATCCAGCGCGGTCTGGACGTCTGGATTAACGAGGCCTCCGACCGGCTGAGTGATAGCCCACGTAATGCCGGCTACTTCGCCGTCGATCTCTACCACGATATCGTTAGCGCTCTCGCCCTTCCATTTACTTGTAAGGTCTGATTTATTACCAGTACCGTCCGCTACCGCAGTTACCGGCATATCCAGCACCGCGTTAATAGCATCCGTAACCGCGTCTTCCAGGTCGGTACCCGCGTCACCTGACGCGATAACGATAGCCTCAGAGCGGATATTATTTACTTTAACGTAAACGACGCCGGACTCCGTGGCCGTACCGGTTGCTGTAACGTCACCGGCCGAAGCCACGCCGCTTACGTCATCGTCGAGCGGGTAGACCGTTACGGGGATAGACCCCACACCGTCACCGTTTACCGGGAAGAGTTGTTTAACCGCTAAATGGATCGGAGACCCGAAGCCGTAAATACTCGCCGCTTCCGTCGCGCTGGTTACCTGGCGTTTATCCGTAGAGTACGTAGAGGCTGTGTTCCCCTGCCCCACTACAGCCGCCCGCTGCGGTAGAAATAAAATGCCACCGCCGCGGAGGTCTTTAAATACTGTTTGAATCCCGACCACCCGCGCTACCGCGGACAGGTCTACTGCTGTACTTATAGCCATCTTGTAACTCCTTACTATAAAGTGTAATCGTAATCGGCGTTAATAACGATCTCGCCGTCTTCCGTCCGTTTAACGTTTGTTGATACTAATTCTAGCACATTTTCGGCCACTTGCGGAGAAAACTCGTTAAATGTAACCCTAAAAGCCATACGTGCCCCTACTACCTGCTCCACTGAGCGCCCGTCTAATTGCGGCTGGAATACCGTAACGGACTGCGGCCAGCGCTTCCACACGGTTTTACGGAGCCCGAGATACGTATAGTCCGCAGCCATTAATATATTACGTACGAGGCGTAAGGCCCTGTGCACTTCGAGAGCGGCCTCTTTATCGCCGGGGGTGTGACCTCCCGTTGGATCATCTGAGGACATGCCATACCCGTAACAGTCGATATTATAGACGGCTTCCGTAGCTTGTCGCTCTACCACGTTGCTCGCGGACTGATTAAAGCCGGAGTTATCGTACCATACGTTAACTATCGGGCTGCGGTCTGTCTGCTCGTTTAGTAGTTGCTCCCACGGGTTTGATCGCTCGGAGAAGATACGTAGTTTCCAGTCGTCCGGGTCTTTAGCTGCGGCTGTAGCGAGCGCCATCTGGGATGCTACCTCCGTGGCTAGAATCGCGGCTATCTGATCGCGTACTACCTCGAAGGTGTCATGCTTATCTATAAGTGCTGGGATCATTCGTAAACCTCCAGTAGGCATACGAGCGCACCCAGCGCTCTATCCGGGTTAGACGCTGATACCTTAAACTTATACGGGAGCCCGTTTATATCATTGAACTCTATAACCCACGGTTTACTCGCTGAGTCCGCTATGCCTCTCGGTAGCGCCATGCCCGCCTCGTAGAGGGAGGAAATACGTAACGCTACTGAGGCTAATCTGCCGCTCACTGCTTGCCCCGTATCGGGATCGATGACCTGCGCGATATCATCGGAGTAACCAGTAAAAGGCAGGGACAGACCCGAGGGGTCCGTAACTGTAATAGGCCAGCCGAAGCCCGTAGCGCTATCCTCTAAGATAAAGCCGAGGTGCTTCTCTGCCAGCGTGCGGAGGCTCATGATCGTACGAGGACCCCGCGTTCGATAAGAGAGTTAATAGTGTCTTCTCCGCCTGAGAAATCCCCCGGATAGACCTCTACTCCCTCTCCACGGATACCGCGTTTACTTGTAACCGATTTACCGGCAGCCACGGTGAACACCGGCGCGTCTGTCACTTCGTCTGTCACTTCGTCTGCGTCTGCGTCTGTCACTTCGTCTGCGTCTGCGTCTGTCACTTCGTCTGCGTCTGCGTCTGTCACTTCGTCTGCGTCTGCGTCTGCGTCTGCGTCTGCGTCTGTCACTTCGTCTGTCACTTCGTCTGCGTCTGCGTCTGCGTCTGCGTCTGCGTCTGCTTGGGTTACGTTTTCAGCGTCGCGCTGTTTCGCTTTAAGATCAGATACAAGAGCTGCAAGGTCGGCGTTTTTAAGGCCCTCCGTATTTATCTCGATATCCAGGCCCTCGGCGAGCGCTTCCGCTTCTGCGATTAAATCTTTATTACTAGCCATAATTAGGCTCCTTTATGATTAGCCCCCGGCGATACCGGGTAGCATTTAGATACCTGTATCGAGGCAGCCGAAAGTATCGATCGCCGTAGGAATCAACAACGGACGAGTACCCGCCTGCACCATCATGGTCTCGCCATCGAGCGTAATCCATGAATTCATTTGGAGATCGACCATCTGACTAGGCACCGTGACACGTGATGTAAGCGCAGCCGGGACACGTGGGTCCGGAGCGCCGATACGTGGGATACCGCCGAAGGTAGCGTCCAGACGCCCAGACGAGGCACGGACAATAACTTTATCATCCGGGAGGTACGCCGTAGACGTGCCGGTCTGCGGGTCTTTATAGCGGCCTGCGTAAGTCCACAGGTCGTATTTGTAGTTACCGATCTCTACCGTACCACGATAGATACCGCCGTTACCCATACGATCCATAGGTACGATACCGTTACCCTCGATACGTCGGTTATCAAGACGCTCCAGAACCGCCGAATCTCGGATAAACAGTTCGTAAGAACCCTCACCCATGACAAGCATATCCGGATTAGCCAGACCGTTCGAACGGATAACGTTAGCCAGCGCTTCGATGTCCGCCAGTTTTGTAGAGGACGCGTTATCCCACGCCACGCCCGCCGTAGGGAAGTGCGTTGCTTTAGGTGCGTAATCGATCTCGTACACCGCGTTACCCGCGTCGTCTGTGAGCGTTACGGTACCGGTCGTAAGAACCTGGCTACCCTGCAGCTCGATAGAGCGCAGGATTTTACGTTGCAGTTTAGTACCGAGCGCGACACCGCGTTTAATAGCATTCGCTTGGAAGTCGACCGCCATAAACGGGTCTTCACCCGGCATACGCTTAATAAGCGTATGCGCGTTAATTGGCCCCGCCTCTTTATGGATCGGCGGTTTAAACGCTTTGTTTGTGTAGATATCGTCCGAGTTAAGGCGTGCGCCCGTGCTCAGATCCTGGATAGCGATAGAGATATCTTCTTCCGTACGGACGATATCGATCTCCACCTCTTCCGAGTTGTGGAAGTTCTTACGCGGAGACTGGAACATACCCGCGAAAAACAGAGTCGGCTGCGCGTCTTGCTCGTACGCGTCCAGCATTACTTTAGTTACTTTATCACTCATAGCGAGCCCCTTTTACTGATTGTCTTGGATATTGAGTTCCGTGACTTTTTCCGCCACGATACCAAAGTCACGCAGGCCATCCACGATACGGTCGGTAACTGTACCGCCGGCGTCGATTACCAACTTCTCGCGGCGTACACGCCCGCTAGCCATAGCGCGCGCTGGAACGTCCGCCGCACCTGTAGCCGTTACATCGTAGGTAAGTACCATGCTCGGAACTTGCGCTCCGCCGATACCGTCCTCTGCGAAAATAACGATATCTCCGTCCGCCGCAACGGTAAGAGAAAATTTATCGCCCACGATAAAATCGGTAGCTCCGTCTGTGACTGTAAACGTCACACCCCCCACGTAGAATACCGTGGCCGCTCCAGCTCCGGCAGTCATAACGAGATCATTAGCGATAATGGCCCCGTTAGGGTCTTCCAGTTTGAACGTACCGCCATTGGTTACAGCCGCAACACACTCGAGGTTATACGCGCCCACTGATGGGATAGTATCGCCTGCGATCACACTGACTGCTGTAACTGTACCGTCGCCGGTGTTACCCACATCTGCAGCCGCCGTAATAGCGTCCGCAACTTGCTTACGCGCGAGGATAGTACCTTCTACATAAGTGTCCGCCCCAGGAAACGCAAGAATACCATCGATAAAGACCGCATCCGAGACGATTACCGTACCGATATCCAGATTAGTAGTAGTTAGATTAGCCATCGATCTCTACCCCCAGAGCTTCCGCTGTAGCTTTAGCAAGCGCTGTTTCTTTAGCGTCCGCGTCTGCCGCAGGTGTGTTAAGATCGCCTTCGCTCTCTTCCGTACGTGCTACGATAGCGTTGTTCTTCATACCCGCGGCCATGTACTTAGCATTAATAGAAGCGCTCAACTCAGCGCCGTTCTTAATACATTCCATAGCCAGCGCGGTATCGCCCGACGCTTCCCCCATTGTAACGTGCGCTTCCACGCGTTCGCGTTCCGCATTTGTACCGATACTTACCGCCTCTGCAAAGAGCGCGGGATGCTCGGTTTTCAACTGATTGATGTCCATTGGTTTCCCCCTTGTTTGTTCCCCGCCGACGGCGGCTTCCTGATCGAGTACACGGACGCCATTAGCACCCGCATCTACTGAATTATATCCTAAATTGTCGGATTCTCCGCCATTAGCGCCATCTAAAACTGCATTTCCGTTAATTCCGAGACCGGCGATAGCCGCTATCTGGTCCTGTACAGGCTCCTCTCCGCTCGTTTTGTTAACACAGTTTTTATACGTTTCCTGCGCTAAAGCGGTAGCGTAGTTCTTATCCGTGTCCTCATCTGTGCTGATCACGGAGTCCGCGAAGCCGTTATCCACGATCTCCTCTCCGAAGAGGAACGTTTCGTCGTCCATTAGCTTTTTAATCTCGTCTTCGCTTTTCCCCGTCTTGTTAATGTACGCTCTGGACAGCATATTCGTCATACTTTTTAATAGTACGCTCTTTTTATCCATAGCGCGGTGATCTCCGAACTCTCCGCCCTGCGCGTTATGCACCATGAATACCGCGTTATCGTAGCACTGCACATCATCGCACGCTAGAGCGATCTGAGTCATCATCGACGCGGCGAAAGAAATACGCGCCGTAGTCTTACCGTCCGAATAACTGCGGATCTTATTTAAAATAGCCACACCCTCGGTAATAAAACCGCCTGGAGAATTCATATCGAATACGAGGTCCCCAGTAGCGTTATCGATCTGCTCGCTGACGGACTCCGCGGTTATGTCCCAGCCCACTACTCCGTTAAGGTTTATTACAGTCATACTACACCTCCTCCAGAATTCCGAACCAGTCGCCGGTGATGGTGGCCACCTTATCCGAAGTCGTACGCATACCTACGATAGTCCCGGCTTTAAACGGTATCGGGGAAGGAAACGCTAGCGCCTCGCTACCGTCCTGCACCCCTATCGAGCCGTGCGGCATCCATATAAACGGGTTAAGATACTGATGGTTATCGAGCTCTGTGGCCACGATCTCTACTATCGTACCGGCGGCAGCGGTACCGCTTACGGAGCTCGCGACTGCGGCCTCGACCATTAACCGCTTTCCGGCTGGTACCATCCGCATAGACGACGAGCAACGCTCAGCCCCCGCCTCTATCAGACTAAACACCACCGCGGCATCGGTAGCGCGGTACGCCTCTACAAGCCCGGCCGCGGATACATCGGTTCCGACGTCTTCCACGTGCATACATTGTATAAAACGCACTCCGGATAACTGCCCCGTTACGGGAGTGATCCCCGTGAGCGTAATAAATGCGCTCTGTGGTTGTAGGTCAACGTCAAGATAGTGTACCTCTACTCGGGATACCCCCGTGCCGCCTACCGCGTCCTGCGCGCTGGAGCTAACAAAAGAGATGGTCTCCCCCGTAACTTGATCGGGAAAAGTGAAAGCCCCGTTAGGCCATATGATGTTATTTACCACCGCTCCGCCAGTGGTGAGCTTTCCATACGCTCCGAATATCGTAGCGCCCGCTACTTCGCCTCTGGCGACTTCCGCACCGTAGCCCTGTACCGTCCGTAACGGCCCGTTATAACTGTTTACTCTAGCCATAATTCTATCCCTTTCTATGTAATTATCGTGGATCTGGCGGAGCTATCCGCACCTACGGGCCAGTAGTATACGTCTACCGCAGTGCTACTGTCCGCTACCATGGAGCCGCGCATTAGCGTACCCTCGTTTAGTAGCGTAGGGGCCAGCGCTCCGGTCGCTACCACTGCGTAATAACACGCGGTGGCGTTTAAATCCAACGCGGCCACGCGTCCTACTTTCATATTGGCGGCTACTTTGGTCCATCCTCCGGCGGGGCACGCCGTGTCTAATATCGTCGCCATTTAGTCCTCCTCGTCCAGTGTATCTATATCTTCCGGATTCTCGTCTTTAACGATACCCGCGTCGATTAGCGGCTGGATCGCAGCGGCTAACGCTTCATTCTCCCGCGCTAACTGCTGGGACACTTTAGAGAACTTCATACCCGTAAGCTCTCGGGTCGCGCGTTCTCGGGTAATGAGCCCCTGCCCCATCATCTCAGCGTAGGCGCGGACCTCTTTAAGTAGATCGACGTTAGGTTTAATAGCACCCGACCAGTCCGCGAGCATCCACGCGCCGAGGATATCCCACTTACTACCATCGACCCACGCCTCGAGAAGCCCGTCGGCGTTGATACCGTCCGCTAAGACCTCGGATAGTAGATAATCCTGGTAGATCGGGCTGGCAAACTCTTCGCCGAACGCGTTACGCGCTTTCTCTAAATAGATCTTAAACTCATTGACCGCGCCGCGGCTGGCGGAGTAGTTGTTCTGGAATGCGAGGGTTAAGACTTCCGGCGGCATTTCGTTAGCCCACGCTATCCCGTTGATAATGGCGGCCTCGAATACCCCAAAGTTAACATTGGGGCGGCGCGTGTCATAACTGACAGGCTCCTCCCCGGTCTGTAGCTCTTGGAACATCATACCCGGCATATGTTGGGAGAACTGTACGTCCTTACGCCCCTGGGAGTCGTTTTGTGTGGTTACAGTGTCCTTACGAATCGCACCAGCCGTTAACGGGCTGGTACCCATCTTATCCTCGCCTTTTTTTATCCATAGCGCGACCATAGAGTTAATTACGGCTGCGCGTTGCTCCGCATCCCGATACCGGTCAACCTCTTTAAGCGATTGGATAACGAGCGCGAGAAGAGACTGGCCGCGAACTTCATCTATAAGACGCTCCGTTCCGTACAATAGCCACGCTTGGCGTCTGCCGGTCTTACGTCCGTATGACGTTACGCGTCTGGACGTGCCGTCGCTCTGCGTTACGAAAAACGCGACATGACGCCCTGCGGCATCCATCTCTACGCCATGGGATAGCGTGTGCCCGCGTGCGCTTACCGCACGGATCATCGTGTCCGACGCCGGGTCCGCGACGTGCTCAGCGTCTACCAGCTCCACCATAGGGAGATTAGCGAGCCCCTGCCGCACTATAACGAGGACGTCACCGGATACGAGGGCCATTAAACGAGCTTCGCGCTGTACCGCTCCGAACGTTTTAGCCTGTTTATAATCACACAGCTCCGGGGTCTTCCCCCAAATAGCAAAGCGGCGCTCCGTGTTCTCGGACCATGCGGCCAGATCTTCAGGGTCGATACCCAGGATATCCGCGTCCGGCGTGGCTTCAAGCGCCAGCCCTTTATTAATCTCGTTTGTGATAAGACGGCGGATAAGGCCCCGCGCGTATAGGTTCTCTGTAAATAGTTGCTTGGATCGCAGACGGAGGGTCCAGTAGTCTACTACGTCGTAGTCTTTAGTGACCCCGAAGCCCCCCGCGAACTTATCGCCGGTCCAGGACTCGGAGACGCCCCCGACGTATTGCGCTAACTCGTTAACGGATACCGCTACAGGGTGCTCCGTCGGTGCGGTCGCGGCGTGCTCTGCGGCGATAAGCTCCGCCAGATTGTCACGCGCTCCGCCTATAATTACCTGACTCACCAGCTCGGCCCTCCGATTATTACGCCGGACCCGTTTAGTCTGGCTTGCATTGTACACAGTCGATTATACATGGACTCCAGCGTCTTGTTAAGACCCGCGAGATCGAGGAGAGTTACCGTCTGTCTACTCTGGCCGGTATCAAGTGTATAGGACTGCACACCCTCGGTCCCGAGCGCCGCGATAGCGTCCTCATATATGATAATTTGAGCTTTAGTAGCGGTAATACGGTCTTGTAGGAACTGTGTATCCATAGCACTACCCCACATTTTTTAGCACTATTGTAGCACAATTTGGGTCACTTCTCAAAATAAAGCGCGTTAGACTCTATATAATCCCAGAACTGCGGCCAGTTTATCGTATCCAGTTCGAAGTGCTGGCGGCATATCGACCACGCGAGGATATCGATACCGGCGTGGCCGTATACAAGCAAGTCCCAGAGCTCATTACGCGCGTTACCGGGGCGGTGCCAGTAATACACCGTTTGGCCTTTATCGTCCGTTTTCTCCCTGCGGGTCTCTACGGTGAGCTCTTTAAGCTGTTTGTCCGTAATGTCGACCGGTGCGTTAAAGTGATATTGCTTCTGTACTCCGCTCTCCGGCGCCCATTCGCGACGTAGTACGGGGGCCAAACGGTCTTTATAGTGATCGACTACGATTTTATACCCGACGGTGCCCGCCTGCGTTTCGAAGCTGGAGAACTCTTTAATGGCCTGATTTTTACCTGGGCGGTCACGCCCGAGGATCGGGTAGACCCCCGAGTTATAGTCCGCACAGAATGAGGTAACCACGTCGTTCGCGTAACCTGCATCTATCAACGTTAGCGCGATCCTGTAGCGCGTACCGTCATCCGCTGTGTACTCCGTCTCCTCTATGAGCTCGCGCAGTCTGCCCCAGACCGGGCTACCCGCCTCGTCACATCCCGGCTCTCCCTCTTTCACTTCGAATCTCCAGTAATCGATAACGTACGGCTTCGTATCACGACACCACCCCATGACGCTAACCGCGAGGTTTTTAGCGTGAACGTCAACCTGACACGTTAGCAGTAAAACGGGGCTGCCGCTATGCTGCACTGCGTAACGGTTAGGTATCTGCCCGAGGCGGTACACCGCTCTACGGTGCGCGGATACACTGCTGAATCTGATCTTGGAGCCCATTACCTCGAACGGTTCCGCCAGGACGTTATTATAAAATACCTGGTACGCCGTTATGTCCTTAACGCGTCGTCCCTCTACGTCGTACGCCTCGAGATAATCCGATACAAGACTCGACCACGGGGCCATACCGATAGGTGAATACATAGCGGGAAGGTGGTACGAGCGTATGCCGGGCTCCGCGGGCTTAGCGGTCGGTACCCATTTGGCGCCGTGGTCCTCCGAGAATAGCCGCTCTTTATCCCTCTCGTAGTGGGCGTGGCCGCACGCGGAGCAGCAGTACCGTACCGAATCGAGATCCAGCGTGCCGTCATCCATCTCCCACATAAACCCGCCTACCACGCCGGTCTCTTTATCCTCCGTGCTCCAGCGTAATTCCTGCGAGTGCCCGCAGCCGAGACAATTTACCATGTATTTACGCTGATCACCACGCAGATAGGCTTTCTGTATCTTGGAGGTCGAAGCTATAAGCGGCGTACTCCCCCGGAATATCTTACGGCGGTCCCAGTACCCTTTAAGGCGGCCGTCCGATAATTTATCCGGGTCTCCGTCCTTACCGACGGTCTCAGGCCACGCGTCTATCTCGTCCTTTAGCATTACGGCTATAGAATAGGACCTCATCTTCGCCGCGTTGATCGCCCCGAACGGTACAAGGTACGCGCCGCCGGCAAACTGTAGGTGATTCGCGGTCTTACCGGTCTTACGCGTGTTACCCTCGTCGCTGGATCGGATTATGTCGTCAAACCCGGACTGATTGAACATAGGGATAAAGTTATTCT